GGTTCCGGTAATGGCACCGGTTAAGTCCCTCACTACGTCTTTTTGAACTAGCAGCGACGCCGCAGCCCTAAACGCTTCCTTGCCCACCAAATCCATTAACTGAACTGTATCAAGCTGCTCGGAGGATAGATTTTCAAGCGCGCCGGATAGCCCGACAATGGAAGGGCGTAGGTTATCGTTGCCGGACGATTCGAGTTGAAGCATGACCTGCCTAAGCGCAGTACCTGCGTCCGCTCCTTGTATACCAGCAGCCGCCAACGCTTGGATTCCTGCGACTGTTTCTTCGAAGCTTACACCTAAAGAATTGGCCGTTGAGCCAGCGTTGCGCATGGCCTCGGTTACAGATGTCACCTCTGCCGCACCAAGCTTGCTCGACGCAGCAAGCGCGTTGATTACGCGGTTAGCATCGGAGGCGGGAAGCTGAAATTGGTTAAGCGCGGAACCTAGCGCCTTGGCAGCATCTGGAAGTCCGATACCCGCAGCCTCGGCAAGCGTAACGGCCTCTTTCGTGACCGCAGCTAGAGACGCGGCGCTTGATAGCAAATCAGGTTTTGCCGATGCGATAAGCTTAAACGCCTCAGCGGCTTGTGATGCGCTAAGCGAGGTAGTCTTGCCTATCTCTTTGGCCTGGTCGGAGTAGAATTGCAGGTCTTTACCCGTCGCGCCAGTGATGGCGGACAGGTTAGATATTGATTTTGAGAATTCGGCAGTGGTGGATATAATGCCAGTGATCGCAGACTTGGCGGCGGCAAAGCCAGCGTATGCGCCTATCATGCCTACGATGGCCGTCTTGGCAGAACCAAAGCCCGTGCTCATCTTGCCGGTAGCGTCTTTGGTGCCACGGCCTAGCGAGTCAACATCCTTTTCTGCCTTGCGCGCTCCCGTACCGAAGTCTTCCATCTCACGCTCGGCGCGCGTCAAGTCCTTGGTGTCCACCCCAACCTGATAATATAGTTTGCCTAAATCCTCTGCCACTATGCTATCCTTTTTTGGTTATGGAACGGAACGTTGTTAATATGTGCTGACTAAGCGCCGCGCTATCCACCTTGATCGTAAGCCACGGAGCGGGGCACTGTGGGTCGCTAGCCCTTCGGCGCATGGTTGCGTAGTGCTCGGACATAGAGCGCAGCGACTCCGCCTCCCAGCGCGTTAGCGTGCGTTCAGTGCGCGTTGCCCAGCTATCTAGCTCGCCCCACGTCACCGGCTCTCCGCTTGGCATAATAGGCCCGCACTGCCACAGCAGTTGGACCAGGTGCGCGCCGTAACTAACTGGCACCAATTCCGGCTTGCTTCCTATCGCGCTCTCATATCGTGATCGAGGCGGCAATGGCGTTCGGCCCTTGCGTTGCTTTTGCGTGACGGGCGTCGAAAGCCATGCCGCGTGGCGACAGTAAAGCTCTAGCTGTTTTCTAGCCCTTGAATAAAATTTTCAAGGTTAGAGAACTTTGCAAGCGACTGGTTGCGCGCCCAGTCCACTTCAGCGTAGAACTTTTCGATAAGCGCGGTGCTGAACTTTTCCTTGCCGTTGTACGCGCAATTTTCCCATCCGGTTGCAACTGCCGCGAGCATCTTTGCATTGTCTGCGCTAATCTCTTTCGCGGTGCTTTCGCCCTTGGTGATAAGCTTATCGCCCTCGTAAACGTCGCGCTCCGCCTCGCGCAGCTCTTGCGCTTTCTGCACTTCTAGGCTTGCGTCCTGCGCGGTCTTGGATAGCGGGCCTAGCTGGCGAACACGCACGGGCTTGGTAACGTCGCCATCGGCATATATTGGCTTTCCGTTGCGGATGTCCACGAAGTGTACCCATGCGCCCGCTTCCGAGTCAGCAACGGGGTCAATCTTTCCTAAATCAAATCCTGCCATGTCAGTGTACTCCAGTCAGTGTTCCAGTCAGTTAGATAACGTTAGCGGGCGCTGACAGGGCCACCCGCTCACGGTTCATGCGAACGCTTTAAACAGGTGCGGCCACTTCAAGAACGTCAGATACAGAATCGATTTCGATATTGACCGAGCTTGTCAAGAAGTCTTCCGCGCCGCCGATGCTGATAGGCGTGCCCATTACTAGACCCATGTAGTACACGTGGGTAGTATCGGTATCGGTCATCACCATTTTAAACGGCAGTGGCGCGTCGTTAAGCTCTGCCGCGATCAAGTCTTCCTGACCTGCGTCTGTACGGTAGTACGCATACTCGATAGTTGCTGAGCCGTTGTTGTAACCGCCCTTGCGCTTAACGATGCCGCGAGCCTCAAGCAGCGCGAACGTTGCGAGGTTATACATACGGCCAACGTCGCCGCCGATGTTGCTAATCTCGCCGACCTTAGTCCACGTTACAGCCTCGTAGCCCGCCTTGTCATACGTTGCCGGTGCGGAAGCGCCAATATAAAACTCTACGCCCGCCGCAGTTTGTGCATTACTCATGTTAATCTCCTAGCCGCAGCGCGGCATTAGTTTACTTGCCAATTATACCACTTGTTCCAAAACTATTCCACTAGCGCCTACGCGCTCGTTATCGCGCCATCAACTCTAATTAAAACCTGGCTTGTCGTGATAGGACTGCCGCCGCCCTTGCTTCCACGGCGCGGGAACACAAGGCAGAACGCGCTAAACGTATCCGTATTGCCGTCCTCGTCCGTGATGACCATCGTATGCTTCGTGCGCGCCGCAAGGCTTAGTCTCAGTGCAGATTGCCCCGCGTCCACCGCGTCGTAATACAGACTTAGAACGCACTGTCCAAAATCAGGCGGGTTAGGGTGCGAGGTTGGAGCGCTACCGTCAAGCGGGCGAAACGTTGACTCGCGCACCTGACCCTCTAGCGCCGAGTACGTTTCTACGCCGCCGACCAACTGCCCGTTAAATGTTATCGTGGTGAGCTTTGGGTTTTGGGGCATTATTATTGATCCTCTGTAAACACGCGAACATCAAGCGTAAACACTGGGCGCCCGTTCTCAAGATACGATGGCCCCACTACAGTTCCGGCAGGGTCGAATCGTATCGAGCCTGTATCGCCACCCGATACGCGCACCCATCGGAGGAGCGCTTGCATTAGCGCGTCGGCGGATACTGCCGTTGTCGGAGTCGCCACAAGCACCACCGATACAAGCGTATTCTGTACCAACTCGTTAGACTCGCCGCTACCGGACTGCCGGAATAAAACAAATGGCGTATTGCCCGCAATGTCCGCGTCCGTCCACCGGAAGTACCGCACAGCGTAACCATCTAGCAGATTGTTATCGTCCAGTAACCCGCGCACCCTGTTGAGTAATGTAATGCTCATTCTATATCCTGTATTCGCTGGCGATGATGGCTTCCAAGTCTTCGCGTATTACGTTGTCTACTGCCTTTTTAAGGAACTGTGGCTCGGCGTCTGGTAGCCATGCTAGTCCGGTGCCTTGGAGCTTGCCCGGTGCGTTATGGACGAACTCCGCATATTCCGCACCATACCCAACCTCGCCTTCCCACCCGCTCGCCGTGCGCCATGTTTTGCTGTACGCGCTGTTGATTAAAAAAGATGTATCCACTGGTGTCATAGTCGCCGCGTCTGCCTTGATAGCGATGATGATCTTGGTGACTACGCCCTGCGTCCTGCTTACGCCTATGTCCCGCATAGCGGCTTTAAACCGTGCGTTGACATCCTCAAACCCGCGTAGAGAGCCCACTACGTCACCACCAACCAGTCCGGTATCTGCGTTGCGCCGAACATCTCCGCGCCCCAGCCCGTGACCTTGCGTATTCGCTCGGCTCCTGCTGTGGCGGGATCTGCCGTTGCCGTGTAATCGCCTTGCTTGATAAATCCCTCGCGCACGGGCAGCAACGAGCTTCCCAGCGGCAATTGAAAGTAATACTTGCTCATCGAGACGAACTCGGTGCCGGTAGCGTCTACCTGCACGTCTCCGCCAACCTCCCACGAGCCTTGCAGCGTGTATGGCGTGCCAAAAGTAGGCTGGCCGTACTGGTCAGTGCTGGGCAGCGGCCACACAGTTAGCGTTGCCTTATATGACCATGCCGCTAGGGTGCTCAAAGGTTCACCGTCGGCACCAAAGAAGATGGTGCGCGTCGCCCGATACTTCGAAGCATTGTGTACTGATTGTTTTCTAACTTGGCCGTGATGCAACCGAACTTATCAAGCTGCTTAATCAGCGCGCCGTAGCTAGTCGCGCTTAGGTCGCCGGCTTGCGCTGGTCTGTAGCTTCGTGAGGCGCCGCTAGGGGCAGACTCGCTAGTAACCGCTCCCTTGCCACTGCCAGCGCTGCTCATGAGCGTGAGCATGTGCCGCACGGCTGACAGCTTTAGTATTTCCTGCGCTGAGGCGCTCACGGCATAGGCGTCAAGGCAAGTATCCGCCTCGTCAATGATGGCGATAAGCAAGTCTACTTGGGCTTCTGGAATATCCGTCTCAAAACCCAGTATTACATCTGCGTAGGTGATAGTGACCGCCATGCCGCGAGCCTCGCTTAGTAGTTAACTAATGTTGCAACGATACCCGTGCCGCCAGTTACCGCGATGGTGCCTGGTAGGTATCGCTCAATGGTTGATAGCAGGATAGTTACCGCAGCACCGGCCGCGATTGAGCCCGTTGAATAACCGCCGGATATGTCAACCGATCCGACTCCGCGAACGGCAACAGTGCTAGCGCCGCCGCCGTCAATCGTAACCGTTAGAGCGCCGCCAGTGGGGTTGCGAAGCGTAAGCACTGGATTGCTTGCCGCCGTATACACGAAGCTATCCGATGCGCCTAGCGTAGTTTCCGTGACCGTTACTCGGCCCGTACCTTGTGCGTTTGTTGCCGTTATTACCGCCATGATGGTGCTCCGCTGTGTTGTGATTTATGTGTTGTGTATTACCGCCTCACGGTCCATGCTTGCACGTGAGTAATGTCAGTGCCGGCAAGAGAGCCT